CTTTGAAGTAGTAAAGAAGATCGTTGTATGAAAGTCGAAGTCTTCTTCGTCCTGCTTTGTGCCATCGTACTTTGTTGTCAGATCAAAGCCGTTTTCTTTTGCCCACTTTCGAAGCTTACGTTGAGTTGCTTCGTCGTATTGTACAGCAACGTATTTTTCTACTGGAGCCTTTTCCATAAAATCCTTAAATTTAATCATAATAAGTTTTTCCTGATTTCACTTCATCGAGTTCTTTCTTTAGCTCTATGATTGCTTCTATCAACAACGGAACTAATCTTTCATATCTAACTGTTAAATATTTCTCGTCGATTGGAGCAGGAGCAACAATCTCGGGCATAATACGCTGAACCTCTTGAGCAGAGACACCAACCTCACGTTTGACTTCGTATCCTAAAGCTTGTGCTGTTTCATTTGCTTCATAATAAAACCCAGACAGCGTCATAACCTTATCAAGCGCGTTCTCAATATATCCAAGCTTATTTTTCAACCTATCATCTGAGTAATAGGCAGTAATATTGTTTGTTGCTCGAATTTCTCCAGAAACACCTGATGCTGCAGTGCCTACACCTAGACTATCTACTTGATAATCGTTTGCTGTGTTTAGAGCGTTGGCTGTAGTCGCAGTTGTAGCGGTAGTCGCATTGCCACTAATAGAAATATTCCAAGTACCTGAAGCTCCAGTACCAGTTTTAGAAGGAGCGTCATTAGCAATTTCTGCATTTACAAATGCCGTTGTAGCTATTTGAGTAGTACTCGTTCCAACCGCTGCTGTTGGAGCAGCGGGTATACCGGTAAATATAGGGGACGCAAGAGGGGATTTTGAATCTAACTGCGTCTGAATACTTGATGTTACACCGTCAGAATAATTTAATTCAGTTACAGTTGCAGTAAGTCCAGATAAAGTACTGACAGTCGATGCAGTTGTAGCGCTTGTCGCTGTTGCAGCATTGCCACTAATAGAAATTGCCCAAGTGCCAGAGGCTCCTGTCCCAGTGAGTGTTGGCGCATATGAGTTATAATTTAAGCTATCTAGATTCAATCTCCAAGCATACCAAGTACCATTATAATAGGCTCGAGAGTATATTTGGCCACTATTGTATATTGTATATCTTTGATATACCATGACCCCGTCAGCTAGAACTTCTAACATACCTGCTGCAGCGGCAGGATAATTTGTGCCACTGCTAGCATTCGCATTTGTGTTTTGGTGATAAAATCCTACAGTAGTATATGTGTTTAAGTCGACTGATCCACCGATATCGGCGCCCTTTGTGAAGGTATCTGTTGCTGGAGCTTTCGAGTTTAATTGTGTCTGAATACTTGATGTTACACCGTCAGAATAATTTAATTCTGTAATTGTTGCTGTTAAGTTTGTCAGTGTTACTGCTGTATCTGCGCTTGAAGCATTTGTGGCTGTCGATGCGTTGCCAATAAGATTTGCAGTAATCGTGTTTGCTGCAAAGTTACGAGATGCATCTCTTACTACGACCTTACTAGCAGTCGATGCATCTGTAGCATCAACCGCCCATGTAGTAGCCGTACCACCATTAAAATTTGAACCAGTTAAGTAACTTCCGCGAGTAAGTGTTTGTGTAGTATTCGCAGTAAGAGTAATGTTGGCCGAACCGTTAAATGAAACACCATTGATCGTGCGGGCATTTAAAAATTGAGATGTAGTTGTAGAATTTCCTACTACATTTGCAGTAATCGTATTTGCAGTAAAATTACCAGACGAATCACGAACAACAACTGTACTATTATTTGCAACTTGAATATTATCAATTGCATATGCAAGTTTATAAAAATTGTCATCTAGTTCTGCAAATGTTAAAGCAGAACCTTTTTCATTTCTATAAAGAATATCGTCAACAGTTGCCATTAGGTAATATCTCCATTTGGGCCGTAATATTTCCCTACATATGAAACGTAGGTATTACCAGAATAACCCGGGTTATTCTCTATATATCCTGATTTGACATAATCAAAAATAGTTTTTTCGGCATCACTTAATAATTCTACAAACAAATAAATTTGAGCCGATAACGCAGTCCTTATAGATGTATTAGATTCTCTTGTTTGTAATTGTAAAAGAGTTTCGTAATCAGGATTTCCTTCTCTCAATACGTCTAAATCGTTGATAAGCGCAAGTTTATTTTCAGGCAGATTAGTAGTGTTATACTCATCTACAAGCATTTGTACTGCTGTTTCGTATGTGTAATTCGGTATATTCATCCAACAAACACGCTCGTTGAAGCTTCTCCTGCAGCATTTGGAAACCAGTCTTCACCGCAACTATCAGTACCGTGGCCGCCAGTAGCATCTCCAAGTCTATGAACAGCTATACCATTAAAGAAAACTGTTCCGGATCCTGCAACAGCAGGATCCCCGCATGCGGTCGTGTCTCCCACAACAATAGCGAGTTCGCCATTAATATACACACTCGTATTTAGTCCTGACACATACGCAGTTTGATGAAACGGATCACAAGGCGAGGCGTGACCGATATGTTTATCACCGTTACGAACTACTGCCGGCATCGTCTTTCTTCCTTATGACTGCCATGTTACCCATGATTTCCCATTCAAGAAGAGTTTGATCATCCCAGCCCATTTGTTTCATAAGCGCTGCGTTAAATTCAATGTAAGGCTCGCCGTGTTCATCTTCTTTTACTGTTGATACACCAATGATGTCTGCCATATTTATAGTCCTAATCTGTCACGTTCGATGATATAAGACTTGACTAACTTTGATCTTACGATGTCTTCTACTTGGAAGTCGACGAATTCAAACTCTTTCATTCGTTCAATAATTCTCATAAAGTCACGAAGACCCGAAAGTTCTTTCTTACGCTCTGAGGTAAGATCGTCTTGCTTTACATCACCGCAAAAGATGATCCGGCAATTCTCACCAACACGAGTCATAACGGTATGAAGTTCACCGTCTCCCATGTTCTGAACTTCGTCAACGAGAAGAATACAATCATCGAACGTCTCACCACGAAGATATGATGTAGTAATAAAATCTACGTAACCTTTGCCCTTGAGTACCTCGTATGCATCGCCTCTACCAAAAAGTTTAGTAGCAATAGGAACGTATGGTGCTTCAAATACTTTTGCTTTATCTTTCGGTGATCCCGGTAAGAATCCCTGATCACGTGTTGATACAGTCGACCGAACAATATAGACTTTCTTATACGGCGAATTTGTCTTGAGTACTTCTTTGAGAGCAAAATGTAGACCCAGAAATGTTTTACCTGTCCCAGCGATACCGTGAAGCATCATGTTGTATCCATCATCCCAACGATCAAATGCAAGTCTTTGATTCTCTGTCATTGGTGATATATCAGACTTCATAGTAAACATTTTTGCTTCAATTGAGTCTTGTGTGCCGTCTTGCTTTAAGATTCTTTTTTGCCGCTTTGTTAGTCTTTGTTGTTGTAGGGGCATTATTGGTCCTTGTATTAAAGAGTATCAATCGTAGAATACTTGTGCGCTGACTTAGCTTTTATAAGGACGTCGTTGAAGCTCTTGTCGATTTTGCGCACACCCATGCGCACCGGATCAGCAAAGCCCGGTGTTGCTAGATTCTGCTTGATATGAGGGTTGTTTGTAAGAAATTCATCTCTCTCAGCGAAAGACATGATCTCGGTGAAAACTTCTTCAGTTTCAGTATTGGTAAAGGTGTAGGTTGGCATAATAACTCCGATAAAAGAAAAGGGTCCCATGATAGGGACCCGTTCACTACCACAATAGTATTTATTCAATACTTAAGTGATCAGTTCATAAATGTGACGCCAATTTTGCACACGAGTAACATCGGCATGATGTTGGTGTCTATTATGGCCGTGGTCAAGAAGCAAAGAATTTAGACCAGCATTCAGTCCTGTAATTGCGTTCTCGAACTTATCTTCAACCCAGATACAGCCGCTGTCTTTGTACTCGGCAAGAGCTTCGTCTTTGTCCGCTCCGGTGTCGAGACACAAGATTTTTTCAAAAGCGGTTTCACCGAACAAGCGATGGATGTTCCGTTTACGTAGTTCACCAGCGTAAGGATCTTTACTCAAAGATGTAATACAATGAAACACGTATCCATGCTCTTCATGTAACTTTCGAACGTACTTAATCGCATCTCTGAAAGGAGGAAGGTGTTCGATTCGAGCACTCTCGTTAAAGTGCCGAGCGAGAGCTTTTGCTTTCTCTTTCGTAATGTCGAACGATTTTTCGATTTGATATTCATCGTTCTTCGCGATTGGATATCCGTGAAACTTCATCCATTCAGTAAAAGAGTAGAACCAATCGAGTAGTACCCCGTCAGCGTCGACGAGGATTAGTTTGTCACGCAGTTTCATATTAAAACCTTTCCTTACATGATCAATATAATCACTAGCAGAAAAATGTCAATGGCTAATATCACTTTCGAAGAAACTATTTTTTCGTAGTGACTTCTGTTCGCGCTGCTGTTTCACAAACTCTTTCTTTGGATTATAGCGCTTACCATCTTTTTTAATGTCATCAGACGATTCCCATTCGTCGTCATGCCAATCTTTAAACTTCTTCTGCTTTTTAGCCATTTTTTGGCTTACGTCCTCTTTTAGGTTGTTCTGCGATAACTGGTAGATTTAGACCTAGGCCTTCGTTGATTACATCAGCTGTTAGACCTTTTGGCGGTGTTTGTAGAAGAACAAGCTCCATGAGCTTAGCATCTTCTTTGTCAATGCTTTCAAGCAACTCGATGAATAAAAACTCTCTTCGGTACTGCCCGAGCTTATCACCATCGTAACCTTTGATAAAATACCGAAGCTTACGGGTTTGACGATATAACATACCTTGTGACTCAACGTGAGGTGAAGGCTTGTATGGTGGAACGCTATCAGATGGAATATTCCATTTGAAGTTTTCTTTGTCAAACATTACCGTCATGATAGTACGAAGAGACTGACTATTGTTTCTTTTTAGAAAGTCGACTTTTTCTTCACGTGTCGGTAATGTTGATGTTTTGTTCACAATCTCAGATAATGAAAGTGTTGCCAATATGGTTCTCCGTTCGAGCTCCCTCAGAACTCGTTTAGAGACTCGGTGAGCAGTTTAAGACGATTTTTGATAAAGTAGTTAAGAAGTTGCGAACGATCTTTCGTATTTTCTTTGTTATATTCTTCAAGAATACGCTCTTTAAGATGAGCAGGAACTTGAGAAAGATCAATAAGTGATTGATTTCGAGCATAGTTTCGCTTAACTTCTGAACTCATTTTATTTATATCAATCCATTCTTCCAACCGTTTCTTAGTAACCGGCTTCTGACGGATGTTCATAACGAAAGAATTGTCGACTGAGAGGATGTTTGGAATACCGTCTCCAGCATCACCTTTTACAATATGCTCATACAAATACTGTTCTGGATTCGAATGAGAAACCCACTTCTTCATTACAGGGTTGTACTGCTTTACATTTGCATACTTGTGCAGCTGGATGTAGTCCTTATCACCAGACAGGATAAGAAACTTCTCGCCAGTATTCAACTCACGACCTTCTTGGTGGATGATAGTACCAATGATGTCGTCAGCCTCACAAGCATCGATTTGAATTACTTTATATGGAAAGATCGTTTTCAGCTCTTCACGGATCTTGTTCAATGCGTTGAAGATAGCAGTCCAGTCGAGTTCAGACTCTTCACGATTCTTACGACGAGATGCTTTGTAGTAGGGAAACTGCGTCCGGCGCCAGTAGTTTTTGTCGTCGGCACAGATGATGAGTTCTCCGAATTCTTCTTTGAACTTCATACGGTTGAAGCGGATAGAGTTGAGAACCATATGACGAATCATGTTCTCATCTACTTCTGCGTTGTGGTGATTGCCAATCTGCATCATAAGATTGGCAATCATAACTTGATTGAGGTCGACCAAGATGGCCATTGTGTTTACTCCTGTTTCATACTATAAAATTATATATCAACTTCGGAGAATGTCAACGGTAAACTTTCAAAATGATAGTTTCTTCGTTGAGTCGACCATTTGCTTGTGCTGGCTTTGTCTTCAGATCAAGGAAGATCTTCGCCGCACGAGATTTTGTTGTGGCACCGATATCTTTCAATACGTCTTCGGGCTTTCGCAAAGTCTTTTTCAAACAGGACTCTTCTCTCATATTTGTAATCGTTGTACCTTTCACCGAGAAGCCATCCACTGATGCTGCGATAAGCTGCACCAATTGGCGATACTTGGTATTAAAGAGATACACCTCAGACGCCCCTACAAGGGCTGAAGGGTCGACTGAAGTAAGCT